GTAACTTCCTTTAGCTGCAAGAATGCCGTCGACACCTCTTCAAGTGTCTTGCCCTTCAGCCCCTCGAACTCCACGCTAAGCTTCGCGATGTTGTCCGCAACCTCTTGGAAGCTAGCCGGCACCCCAGATGCCACATTCTTGAACGACTGCTCGAGTTCTTTCGCAGCCTCCCCCGTCAGTCCCGTCTTGACTCTGATCGTATCGAAAGCTTCATCTACTTTTAGCGCATTAGTTACAAGCAGCCCAAACCCCGCTACTATGGGTGCCGTGACCTTCTTGGTCAGATCCTTGCCGGTCTTCGTGAAGCCTTCTCCCAGGCGCTTACCCAGCGATTCGCCAGCCTTCTCTCCTGCGTCCCCAGCGTTCTTCTCCAGGTCGAAGCCCAGCTTACTCGCAAAGTCTGAAACGAGTTTCGGTGCAATAAGCACATTGAGAATACCAGCCTCAATACCAGCCATTACTCACCACCCCGCGTCTTAGGAGCTGGTCGTTTTACCGCCAGCCCATTACTGAGCATCTCCCCAAGAGAAGTGCTTCGTTTAGCTTCTTTTTCAGCCTTGTCCCACGGGCGCGGAATACGCAGTGGCTTCGGCTTACTTCCGCCCGGTTTCGAGTGCGCCTGTATGTAAACGCGTAACATCGTGTCAAGCATTTCTACCGTAGCTGCCTGCAGCTCATTGTCAGTTGTCCAGCTAGTTCCCGCCGCTCTCCACAATGCGGCATCAGGTGGCAGCCAACGTATCATTGACGCAACTTCTCTAGCCGCTAAAGCTTCCGAGCTCCACAGATCGTGTTTGAGGCTCCTGCCGTAGAACCTACGCCAGTCCGCCTCAGCCGCCCCGTAGTGTTGATTTACGAGATGGCCGAGGCCAATCATTCCCCCGAGTCGGTTGAATAGACTGATGCGATGTTTTCGATTAGCGTCGTCATGTCAGCCACTGAAACACCTGTCGCCTCGAACGCAGCCCACTGTTCACCCAGCAGGGACTTGACGGCGCCAACGATGTCGTTAGTGTTCTGAGAGGACGCTGCCTCTACGATGCTCCACGGTAGTTCGACAGGTAGCTTGTACTCAGCCCCGCCGAACTTGATGATCGGTGCCTCAGCCTGCGCTTCGGCCCGTGCCGCCCGTGCCGCATCAAGATCGATAATGCGGCTCATCTACTACGCTCCCGCGTCGAACGCGTCGTCGTCAGTAAGCAGGTACCAAGCGTCAGTCGCTTCCGACCCGAGCACGCTAAGCGTGATTGGTAGGTCAGCCGCAGCGTTACGCACGATCTGCGTCTCCACAGAGTCTGTAACAACAGCGCGACGTACGATTAGTCGGTAGTTCTTGGTGCCGTCGTTCCACTCAACCACAACAGCGTGCTCAGCAAGCGAGTCGCCATTTGCTGGTGGATAGAACAGGTAGTTAGGTCCAGATGTATCGAAAGTTCCGCCACCTAGTGCAAGGTTGAAGGTATCTGCATTCCACTGACGACAAGTAAATGACAGGTCAGCGGTGCGTCCCGTAACGACCTTCCGGATCGGTAGTAATGACTGAAACGCGTTGATGTCTTCGACCGACACTGAGAACGATGCGGATACGCCGTCCTCTGAAATGTAGCCAAGATCCTTGTACGCCACGTTTAGCGCCTCGGTAGGTGTATTGGGTTCTGGTGTGCCGACCGGCGCGATGTAGATCTTACCGCCTGAGCCGACTACAACCTCTGATGCATTTGCTGCCATTTGGGTTATCTCCTATAGGTTTGGGTGAATGTGCCCTACGAAACCAACGATGTACCTCGGTGTCTTCGTAGTCGGGTCTGGTGACCAAGAAAGACCCGTCTCCTGAGTCAATGAAGTCACTACCCCTTCATCGAAGAGTGCCCCTTCGCCGACATTCTCCAAGACTGAGCAAGCTTCAGCGATCAAGTCGAACGCGCTCATCTTAGTCTCGCCCCAGGCCTCAATAGATACTCTGACTGCGTGCAGCCAGCCCCTTACCTGCGGCGTGCCCCCAGCAAGAGTAACCCTGATCCTCGGTAGCTGCGCGTCTGGCGGCAGTTCCGTCGACGCGCAGTTGGCCCCCGCCAGCGCCTCTATGCTAGCGCTATCGTTTAGTATCCCCACGACGACTGCCTCAAAGTCCGGTATTCTGCTATACGCCATTAGTCCTTACCCCCGTTTCTTCCACCATTATTTCCAGCAATCATTCCAGCGCTGATACGTGCCGCAAGCTCGCTTGTGTTCTGCTCGTGCGTCTTTGAGTACAGCGGCTCCCACTCTCCGCCGTTGGCATTTGCAACACTCTCGGCTGACTTGCTAAGCACAAAGCGCGGCCCCTTCGCGATGCTTCCGTATTCAACCCACACAGCCTTGAAGTCCGTGTTAGCCACGATTCCTACCGATCCTTTATACTCGCTACCGTCCGGGTCACCCTTTATCTTGACCGGCTTACCGTCTTCGCCCTTTACCGTTGGAGCATCGATCAGCCTATTGACCGTCCCTCGACGTCGACGATTTCGTCTCTCATTGTATGTATCCTGGAACTCTCTTCTTATCTCCATCGACGTCGTAGCCTGCGAAGTAAATAACCGGGCGTAGTAACCCTCGTCATAAGCCACTGCCTGCGCGAGCGCAGTTGCCTGCGTTTCCACCTGTTTTGCTAAGTCCTCTACGTATGCACGCAGCTGCGTTGATCGACTAAGCGCAGACCAAACCACATCAAAGTCGAACTCAACGAACTCGAAGCCACCCGGTCTACTCACGCTTCAACCTTTTGTACCACTATTTCGTAGTGATGTAACGCGCTCTGAGCGTATCTCGGCAGCGGGTCACCAACCACGCGCCAACGAACACCCCCAACATCTAGCTCGTCAAACGGCAAGATGCCTGGATAAGAAGTGTACGCACGTGCGTTCGTTACCGTTGAGTTAGCATCGTCCATTGGTTCGCTTGATGATCCCTCATCGATCCTGATACGCACCCCAGATGCCTCCAGCTCGAAGTCTCTTTCCACGTTTCCATAGCGGTCCACGCTACCAGTAAGCCTGTATAGCGCAGCCGTTTTATTTAGCATTCCATTGAAGCTCACAGAGTCACCCGATACGCATCTAGTGCTGCCTGCTCATTAGCTCTTAGCACCGGTGATGGGTCTCCGTAGGTCACTGAGTAGCTTCCGATTGTCTCCTGCTTGATACCGCTCGATCCGTCGACCACACGACCAGCCAGCGCCAGCACGACCCCCACTATTCCGCCTGGAACCGTTGCATAGCCGTGGTTATAAACAACCTCGATTGATCCCGGTAGCACCGGCCACAGAATGCCATCCGTACGGCGCACCCAGCCCTTCTTACTCCAGCGGTACTTAGAGTTGTCAAGCAGCTCGCCCTCAACCTCGATCGAGTCGATACCGTTTACCGGCATAGCAGGCAGCATCAATGTGTGTGTGCCCGGCCCATCAAGAACCACGGTATCGTTGAGTATCTGCGAAATGCTATGCCCACAGTATGCTCTTGCTATGTCGCTAGCTATTTCCAATGCCTGTTCTGCAGCCGCATTGTCCTCTACCGGCCTACCTAACCAAGCCTCGAGGGCAGCTACATCCGCTAGGCTACTCATCGCTAGCCTCTGGAGCTGCTTCCTCCTCTGCGGGCGCGCTAACCGTCTTTACGATCGGCGCAGCAGTCTTCTTTGTCTTGCTAGGCTTAGCGGCCTTATTCTTCTCAGGCAGCACCGGCTTTAGCTCAACCTCTTTCAGCCCCAGCCGAGTCGCCTCAGCTTCTGGCAGCCGAATGAAGGTTCCCGGCTCAGTTTCTACAACTACCATCGTCATCTCTGTCTCCTATGTCTCGGTTTACTATACGCAAACGACCCGGCGAAGGTTGGCCTTCGCCATCCCTCGACCGGGCCGTCTAAAGCGTCTGGACTACGCAGTCAGGTCGACTGTGCAGAACGCTTCTGGGTGCAATACACCGAACGCTGCGCGAGCTGACGCAACAAGAGCTACAAGACCCTTGATTGCGTAGTCGGAGTGTTGTGGGTACATTGACACTGTGAGCGGCTGGCGCTCCCAGACGATTGCCTTACGGAAGTCGCCTACGATGGCGTTTCCAACAGGCACAGCAGATGATACGACACGTGGGAGACCCCAGATCGTAGGGATAGATGCTGTTGCGGGCCCACCGAATAGGTAGGTGTCGTTAGCATCAAGCAGAAGATCGATCTTCTCATTATCCTCCGGGTGAACCAGTACGGCTGATGCGCGGCTGTTGCCTACCGTCTCGACCTTACGGATTGCCTTACGGATTGATGTGATGAGATCTGTATCGTAGGCCTGTGCCTGGACGTAACCGGTATTGAAAATACCAGTCATGTTTTCGCCAAGTCCGTTGCCGTTGATGATCTGATCTTCGAGCTCTTCCTGTACCGCGTAGGTGAGGAAGTTGTTAGCGATTGTCTCAAGCTGCGCAGCGTCCGCTAGAGCGCGTGTCGAAGCTGGGATGAACGTACGCACATCCTTGACAACCGCAGTGTCCTTGATGAATGTCAAGGTTGATTCTGCAGCCGGGTCTCCTTCGGCGATCGGTGCCGCTGAGTTTACTGACTGGCCCGCAGTGATGCGCATTGCGCGTGCGAACTCGACAGCGTCAGACGATGTTGATCCGATCGTTACAAGGTTTAGGGCATTGAGACCACCACGGCCATACGCAATACCAACCGGAGCATAGCGGTCATTTGTAACCATCGCTCCTGCTGAAGTATCGGAAGATCCGAGTAGTGTTGCCTTGATTCCACCAACAGATACTGATGGTGAGTTGGTCAGCGACTTGGCATCCGGTAGACCGTTGCGTGTAGCGTCGTTGATCCAGTTCTTGAATGCTGGGTCTGCAAATAGCTTAGCGCCCGGTGTGCGAGCTGTTGATGTAGGTGTTGTTTCAACCTTAGCATCAGCCAGTTCTGTTCCGAGTGCGTCTACGGCCTTGCGGAGCTCAGCATCTGCTTTGACGGCCTTAGCGCCAGAGATTGCAGCCTCTACAGTTTCGCGCTCTTCTGTTGTAAGTGCGCGACCCTCAGTTGCTGCAGCTTCTGCAAGCTGCTTAGCCTGTTCGATCAGGTGCTTCATAGTGTTTTCTCCTATGGGTAGGTTTAGAGATCGGCATCAAGCTCGGCGAGCTCAATGAGTGTTACAGCGATCCCCGGATCCATCCCCTGCTCCTCGGCCTTGACCTCAATAGGTTCCTCGGACTTGGCAGGCTCTGCCGGTGTATCGAGCGAACTAAGAACCTCATCTAGCATAGCTTTTGCCTGCGCTATCAGGTTTTCGTTCTTCGTAGACAAGGTGCGCCCCGCCTTCGAGTTCTCAACTTCAATGGCAGCTACCGCCGCCTTAGCCGCAATAAGCTGCGTTGCCGGGTTTGCCCCCTTCAGCGTTGGTCCGGCCTCCAGGATGTTTAGCTCAAGCAGCTCATTGATCCCGTCAGCCCCTTTCTGCTCATTGATAATGTCATACGCGAAGCTGAACTCATTGACCACCCGTTCTGCCAGCAGCGTACGTACGGTCTGTGCTCTCGGTGTATCGAAGAAAGCTCCTCGGATTAGCAAGCCAGCTTCGGTCTCCTCAGCGCTAAGCGTCTTACCAATGAAGGACTCGGCGTTGCCCCAGTCGTGCGACCACACAATAGGTAGGTTCTTCCCAGCAGCTGCATACGCCGCAAGACTCTTTCCAAATGCCCCCGGCATAACCCGATCGCCCACTAGGTCCGTGTTTCCAAATACGCTAACTAGCGCCGTGAACTCGCCGTTCGGCGCTTCCTCAGATGCTATGGCCTTGACCTCAATGGTGTCGACCGGGAATGATTTTACGTTCATTTGTCTGGTACCCTCCTTCATAGATGATGTGCCCTCTTCCTCTTCTCCTTCAATACGCCCAGCCAGCGATTCCGCCCAGGCGCGGCCCGGATCTCCGCCCCACAACGCCCAAGCTATTCTACCAGCAGAAGGATAACCCTCTTCCCCCCTAGACCAGCCCTGACCCTGCTTGTCCACTTCGTGCCGAGCGAAATAACTAACCATTCGGCGTATTGTATCTTCCGACAGACGACGTCCGTTTGAGATGTCGCGAGCTCTCGCCACCCCGATCTCGGTTCCTCCGCGTTTGTACTCCTCCCGCCAACGCAAGCCCCGTAGAGCCTCCTCCTGCGCAGCTTCGGGTGCTACGAAGTCGCCCTCATCAAGCTTGACCGACCTCTCGCCGCCAACTGGTATTCCTTCATCTAGCGAAATGGCAACCATCTGCTCCAGAGCATCTTCACGGGATTCGTGGCAACCAATAACCTCACCATCTTCTTTTTCAACAGCCCAACCCGCGCACTCTGGGTTATCATTAGTCACAAAGTACGGCATACTAGTCTCCGAAGTCGCAGATACACGCGCAGTTAGCCGTCTCATCAATGTCCAAGTCCGGGTCACCCGGCCATCTTGCGCCATTTGAGAAAGTCTCACCCATAGCAACCGTCTCGCCGTTCATGGCTGCGTGCGATGCTCTAGGATTTCCCGAAGTCACGATCCAGGTCTTGGTACCCCTGTTGTTTGAGTACGCGCTTTCATTCCGGGCAAAGTTCGCTACCGACCCAGCAAGCGTGAAGCCAGCAGAGATCACTTCGTTCTCTGTCATCTCGTCAAACAAGCTATCCATAGCATCGAGCGCGTCGCCGTCTTCATCTAGTTCGCTCAGTGATCGCTGGATTCTCTCCTCCGTTGATCGGTTTACCTTCTTGGCAGTTGATAGCGCTACAGCAGCTAACCAGTTCTCAGCATTGTCTATGTCCCAGCTCCCGACAGTGGAAGCTGAGTTCTTCGCAGTCTTTCGCATAGCCGGCAGCAAGTCCTTAGCAAGCTCCTTATCGAAGCGTTGCCTATCGAACAGCTTACCCGGCTTAGCCTTTACCTCAACCAGTTCGCTCTTTTGAGCTCCGAGTCGGCTCAACACAGCGCGACGTTGCCGGTTCAGATTAGACTTGAAAATGCTGTTGAACTCCTCTGTTGCCTCATCTCTGATCTGCACATAAGTATCGCGACCTAGCGCAGACTTCGCCATTGGCATCGGCGCAGATCGTGTACCTAACAGTCTGCTGTCGGGCACGCTGTCCTGAGGATTGGCCTGACCACCTACCAACACGTTTAGCGGTGTCACCAGCTCGTCGCCACCTTCAATAGCTGTTAGGTTTAGTCGCGCACGTGCTTCATTTCGTGTCAAGTAAGGTGCCCCCACCGAAGCCTGCAACACAGCCGCCTGTTCCTCGAAGCTTCCTTTCAGCTTATCCGCGAGCATGAACTCGTAGTATGCGTCCGGTTCGTCGAACTCATAAAGCAGTTGCGCCTCGAGCTCTTCCTGAATAAGTGTCAACCACGGCGCTAATGCGTT